TATACAATCAGACGCAGGATTGTTTAGTGGTAAAGTCTTAGAAAACAATACATACACAACCACAACTTCAGGAACAGCTAGAGATAATACAACTAGCACTGGTAATGGTGGTGGTGCATTTTTAATTGTTACTTCTGCAAGTGGAACAGCACCTACGTTAGACGCAAAGATTACACACTCTGCTGATGACGTTACTTACGCAGACTTAGTAACATTTACACAAGCTACAGGTCAAACTGCTGAAGTGAAAACTGTAGCTGAAAATACAACAGTAAATAGATACCTAAAAGCAGTATTTACTATTGGTGGTACAACACCTAGTTTTAGTGCTATCATAGGTTTCGGTAGAAATAATTAAGGAGAAAATATATGGCATTTGTACATGGTAAAGATTCAGTATTCAAACTTGACGATTCAGGTGGAACACTTACTGACATATCTAGTTACGTAAATAATGTTGATTTTCCAGAAACTGCTGATGTTGCAGAAACAACAACACTCGGAGACGGAAGTAAAACTTATATTGTCGGATTAAAAGACGCTACTCTATCAATCTCAGGATTGTGGGATAGTACTGCTGACGGAATACTTGGTGCAGTAGTTGGACAATCTGCTACTTTAAGTTTTGAATATTCCCCTGAGGGAACAGGAAGTGGTGCTGTAAAATATACAGGAGAAGCAATTCTTACAAGTTATGCAGTATCAAGTCCAGTCGGAGATGTCGTTGGATATAGTGCTGACTTACAAGTTTCAGGAGATGTTACAAGAGGAACGCACTAAGTTAAATAAATAAAGGACACAAATGGATTACTTAAATATAAATCAAATAAAGAACATACCTGACGTACCTGAAAAAGAAATAGAGATTCCTGAATGGAATACAAAAATTCTTGTTAAGGGATTAAGTAAAAGCACACAAGTTAAACTTGCACGAATTGCAACAGATGAAACTGCTGACGCATTTGATTATCAGAAAGCATTACTCAAAGCAAGTTGTGTTAAACCTGAATTAGATGATGAAGCTATTGAACTCTTATATGAAAAAGACGCACAGATAGTAGATAAAATCTTTGAAGAAATCGCTAAGATAAATGGTCTTAGTGAGGAGGTACAATCGGCACTAGCCGAAGAGTTTCAAGACTAATCCTGATTTAGCATTTCAGTTTCGTTTAGCACGTGATTTAGGCATGACTGTTGCCGAACTTCGTAGTACAATGTCATCATTGGAATATACACAATGGGCAACCTATTATGTATGGGAACAAGAAGAAGAAAATAAAGCGTACGCAATAGCAGAAGCAGAAGCTAAGAAAAAGAGGAGATAATGTTCGGTAGTGATTTAGTCTTACGATTAACTACTAAGGGATTTGCACTAGCTAATACAAAGCTAAAAGCATTAGGTCAAAACTCAAAACTAGCAGGTACTAAGTTAGGCATGTTAGCCAAGATTGGTGCGACTGCTGTAGTCGGTGCATTAGCAGGGATAACTAAAGGTGCAATCGAATCTGTTCAAGCATTCGCTAGATTTGACGCAGAGCTAACTCAATCGTTAGCTATCATGAAAACAACTGAACAGCAACAACGTGCTATGGCTATCGTTGCACGTGAAGTAGCTACAGAAACAACTATATCAGCAACAGAATCAGCAGAAGCATACTTCTTCTTAGCTTCAGCAGGTTTAGACGCAGAACAGTCTATGAAAGCGTTACCTCAGGTTGCACGATTTGCACAAGCAGGTATGTTCGACATGGCTTTAGCTACTGACCTCGCAACTGATGCACAATCTGCTTTAGGTCTTACAGTAAAAGACGCACAACAAAACTTAACTAACCTTACAAGAGTTACTGACGTATTAGTAAAAGCAAACACATTAGCTAACGCTTCTGTACAACAGTTTTCTGAATCTCTTACAAACAAAGCAGGTGCACAGTTAAAGGTTGTCAATAAAGATATTGAAGAGGGTGTTGCAGTATTGGCAGCGTTTGCTGACGCAGGTGTTAAGGGAGCTGCTGGTGGTGAAAAATTAAATCAGATTATTAGAGATATCCCTAGAGCTGCCGAAAGAAATAAAGCTGCCTTCCAAGCATTGAACTTACAAATGTATGACGCTGACGGAAACATGCGTAACCTAGCAGACATTATTGAAGAACTTGATAGAGTATTCAAACCTATGTCAGATAGCATGAAAGCAAGTACGTTGGACCAATTAGGATTGAACAGAGGTGTAGCTGACGCAGTTAAAATTCTTTCAGGAACTACCGATAGAATTAGAGAATATGAATCTGCCTTACGTGAAGCAGGTGGTACTACTAAAACAGTTGCAGAATTACAGCTTGAAACATTTAACTCACAGTTAAAGATACTTCAAAATCAAATGGAGAACTTAAAAATAACTATTGGACAAGACTTAGTTCCCGGATTAGTAAGTCTTACGAAAGAATTACAAATAGGATTAGAAAGATTCCAAAATTTTAGAAATCGTGTAGGAGAAGTAAGTAAAGCAGTTAAGTTAGCAGGTACAGTAGTTGCAGGATTTATCGCAGGTGCTTTAGGTCCAGTAGGTATAGCAATAGCAGGTGTATCAGCAGGATTAGTCGGTTTGTATAAATGGTTAAAGAAATCTAACGATACTTATGAAGAAGCTCAAGCTAAAGCACAAAGATTAAATGACGCTTACGCTAGGCAACAAGCATATATGACACCTGTTGTAACTACAACAAGAGAACTAGCAAATGAAACATTATCACTAGACCAAATACTTGACGGAACAAACTATACAGTTGCAGAACTTACAGGATTGTTTAATGAAAATGGTATAGCTATGACAGAAGCTGCTACCGAAGCACTTGACTTAGCAAAAGCATACGATAAATCATTACTCGGTGGATTGCAAAGTGTTATAAGTGCTATGGATAAATTAGAAGCAATACAAGACAGAATAGCAAACGCTGAAAAGAGCAGAGATAGAGCTGTAAAAGACAAACTTAAAGCTGATAAAAATGTAGAACAAGCTACAGACACTCTAGCAGAAGCTAGGAAGCGATATGCCGAGGTGCAAGGACTTGGAGAACAGGTTACCCACGCTGAAGAATTAGCTATCTTAAATCAACGCACAGCGATTGATGAACT